CGATCTGATCCTCATTATCTGGATCATCCACATCCTGCACCGCAGTTAATTCCCACTCCTCTTCATTAACATCCTCACCTTTATCTGCTAGGTATTCTAACCATTCCTTTTCATCCTCTTTCGTGAACTCTGGATCTGCAGATAGTTTGATTCCTGTTTCTTCCTCAATCACTTCCTGATCAGTAACATCCTCAACATCTGTAAACTCTAAAGGAGTTAATGTCTTGAAGTAAAGATTCAATGAAACATTATTGAAGGCTAGGATCTCATCTATAGCATTAATCACCTGATTCTGCTTAGGTCTGATCACACTATTATCAAACAAAGTGAATGCCGTTTTAATCTCATCAGCATTATTCCCTAATCCTGTCTGATCCTTAACACCAAACAACATAGGGCTAGTGATTCTATGACCTACCAATACCTTCTGCTGAGATTCCTTAGATAAGAACTCATATTGATTATGAGCATCTGATAACTGAACAGGCTCAATAGAAGCAGCAGTATCTGCTGAATCATTAAAGGAAAGGATAAACTTCCCTGCATTGGATGAGCCTCCCCACTTCTGCTTAATCTGAGATTCAATGTTAGCTCTTTCCTCCTCTGGTGGAACTCCGTTATTAAAGTTCACAATCATAGAAGGAGCAAGTCCGTTCTTGATATTATTGATATGGTAGTTTGCTACCTCACCCTCTAACTCAGCATAAGGTAATGCACCTTGATAATCAACAGGGGAGTAATAGTAAGAGCCACTGCGATAAGGTCTGAAGTATAAGATCTCAACTTTATCTCCTTGTGAGCCATAACCAAAAGCAGGAATGCGATCAACACCTTTTTTGCTTCTAACCTCATCCCAATTATAAGCATAGTAATATGCCTCAACTTCTCCCTCTTCATTACACTTCTCTGCTCTAAGAGTCTCTACAGGCATATGATATACCTCAACGATCTTAGTCTTATTCTGATTGTAGATCAACTGAAAAGCACCATTACCTAGCATATAGTAATCATTGATTACTTTCTTCAATTCCTGATCCTTAATCAACTTCTTTAACTGAAGATATCCCTCTGGATTCTTTCCTGAATCTGTAGCATCAAGACCATGACCGAAAATCATATCAATGATTCCAGAAGTTATAGCATTGTTAGTAGGAGATCCATTGAATCTGTCTATCAAATACTGAAAGTAATCATTATCATCTCCATACTCTACCCAACCCTTTCTAGGGTTCTCACTAATTACAGGGCTAGTATAACTAGATAATTGAACAAACTTGAACTGACTATTCTCCATAAATCTTAAACTCGTTATCCATAGTCTCCTCCGTAGTAGCCAATTTAGGCTGATATGTTGCTACTGAAGATCCTGAAGGAATAATATACATCTTGTCTTGTGAAAGTAGTTTGATTTTACCTACCTCCCAAATCTTGACAACATAAAAACTCTCCGCTACTAAGGCAGATACATCATAAGAGAAGGTTAGCACCTTTCTGAAATCATCATATGTTCCAGATATAGCAGTATCTACCTTCTCTACTCTTTGATCCTCAGATATGATTTCTATCTCAAAAGACTCCGTTGTGAAGTCCCTTAGATACATCGTAATCTGTGGAGTTGTATTTTCTTCTACAATAATCATCTAATTATAAAACCCAAAACAATTATAATGGTTACATTTGCCTAGTTCATCTCTCTTAGGTAGCCTTGCTACCAAAAAAGAAGCCCCTCCGTAATGGAAGGGCTTTTTTGATTCTATCAGGATCTGATCTTAGATATCAGTAATAGTTGAAGCATCAGCAGTAATCGTAGCATCTACGAAGTTAGCAGGGATCTTCTCCTGAGCGTTGAATGTCAAAGTATATCCAGACATATCACCCATCGCAGCACCTGTAACGATTGTACCACCATTAACATCAGCACCATAATCTAATCCCATTAGGAACTTGTTGCCGTTGTTATCTTCTATAATCACATGAGGACGAGCATAAGCCAATAATTTCAACTCATTGTGAGTTTGCTTAGTCATCTTCTTGAATGTAAGATTCAATACCTGATCAAAGAATGTAGTTCCATTCTCACGAGATGAAGTGATTGTCTGCTCAAAGCTAGAGTTTCCTTTTACTTCAAACTTAAACCAATCTGGAGTTCCTCCAAATGAGTCAATCACATCCGTATCAGTTCCATCATAGGTAATCGCACCTAATGTTCCGAAGTCAGCAAAGTAAACGGCAGTGATACCACCTACTACATCCTTACAGGGTTCGTTTCTTCCTTTTGTTAAAGCACACGCCATATTCTATAAGTATAAAAAAAAAGGGCAGACAAGCACTAGCCTACCTGCCCCTTTTAGGTTAATCAATCAACTATTAAGTATAGTATACGATGTCAGCACCGATACCAATCTGAACACCTGCAGTGAAGCGCATTACTACACGAACATTTTGTGATCCATCAAGATCAGCCATGTCTAGTAATTTCACCTCTTGGTGGTCGCTCAACAAACCTGTACCGAAGAACAAGTTAGATTTCTGTGCAGCTACCATATCGTTAGTAGGCATACCAGAAGCAACAAACAACTTAACACCATCAAAGGCTAGATCGCCTCCGTTGTACCAAGTAGTACCATTAGAAGCAACACCATTGCCTCCTAAGCCGTTAGCACCAAACCCACCTAAAGCACGAACATAAGCACGAGCGATATGCTGAGATACATAGATGTAAAGATCTTCTTTGCCGTATAATGCAGCAGGGATAGCATCAACTACTTTACCCAACTCATCAATAACATTAGCAGCAGTGATAGTAGTACCTACTACATCTACAACTGAAGCATCAGCAGCCAATAGAGCAGTGAAGCCATCATACTCACCTTCGTTAGCATCAGCACCTGACCAGATGTTAGTCTCATTCTTTGCAGCTACTTTAGCAGCAACATAACCGATTAGGTAATCAGCGAAGTTTGCAGGTAACTCATCAAAAGCAGAGTAACCCATAGAGATCGCTTCCCAATCCGATACAAAGTCAGATTTACACAATTCTAGGTTTACCTGTAGTTCTTTTGGAGTAAGAACCTTCTCAGCCAAAGTCAATGTAGAAGTATCAGAGAAATCACAAGTTGCATCTTTAGTGATAGCATCCAAGTTCATTGTCTTTAGTACTTCTTTGTACTTGACATTTGGTTTAATAGTAATACCGCCACCTTCAATAGTGTCGGCACTCAATAATGCAGCAGAAACATATTTCCCTGCAAATTCACCAGCATATGTGGTAGTAATTGAAGTGGTTGTAGCCATTTTTCTTCTTTATTTAAATTAGGATAATTTACTCATTACACGAGATAAGGTAGTAGCACCAGCCTTATTGCTGAACTTCATCATATCTGGTTTCTTATCAACAGGAGCAGCAGCTACTTTCTTAGCAGCAGGTGCTTCATCAGCACTCATCTCTACTTTCTCCTCTTCTTTAACTTCTTCAGCAGCCATTTCTTCCTCTTGAGGCATCATAGCAGCAATCATTTCTTTAATCTCATCAATAGCAGCACCGAACTCTTCCTTAGTTACATAAGCCATCTCCTGCTCTTCCATAACTTCCTCTGTAGCTTCTTCCTCTACTACTTCCTCACCTGCTTCACGAATCTCAGAGATCACACCTTCCTCAACAATAACGAGGATACGACCATCTTCTAACTCATGCTCTCCTACAGGAGCAGCNACTTTCTCATCATCTTCACCAACTAAGAATACATTCTCACCTGCCTCAAATGATTCTGCTTCAACTACAACACCTCCTGCGAGTTTCATTGTAGCCATCTCAACTTTTACTTCTTCTTGTACTTCCTGAACTTCAGGAGTTTCTTGAGGAGTAAGAGCCATTTCAATCTTCTTGAATACTTCTTGTAGATTCATTTTTCTGAACTTTTCTAATTAAACAACTATTTATTAAGATTTTGGGTTATTTTCATAACTGATCCAATTCCTTCAATTTACTCTCTGCCCATCTCCTAGCACTTAATCCACCCCATAACATATATGAGATATATCCACAGGATGTGGTATCTCCCTCATCATAGTATTCCTGCGCTCTACTTAGGTAAGAATACATTCTCTTAATTGTTTGAATTGATAGAGGCTGCTTTTGGGCTAATTGCTGCGCTCTGACTTTACCCACTTGAGTAGCACACTTGTTGCCTTGCTTCTCATTGAGTTCAATTCCCTTCTTCGCATTGTTAGAAACTGAATCAGGATAGTCTCTGTATGATTCCATTTCCAACTTCTTTCCATTCTTGTATCTCTTGTCGTTCTTTACAGAACCTTTGATTATTCCCAGAAGATAAAGTGAGAGCAAGTGGTCTGCTTCTTCTGATTCAATTCTAGATAATTCTGTATTGATTTCAATAGCCGATTCTCGCTGCATGAACCATCCCTCAATACTGAATCCTTTGACCTTCCCACTTTTGACATATTCATTCCAGATATCCTCATTATTCACCTTCATACTTACCATCCAAGTTCCTACAGGATACTCTAAGCCATAGGCTCTGCTCTTATCCTTCTCTGGATCTTCTATGATCCAACTCTCAACTAATGATAAGCCTGATATCTTCTCTTGATGTTCTAGCGTAGCATTACCCTGCTTACCATTCATCAGATATAATTCAGATGCTCTACGGATTGTCTCCTTCGTAAAGAATACATAGTATTCCTGATCACCATCAACTCTATAGATAGGCTTCTCTGGAATCATTGCTGCTCCCATCAGGATCTTCTTCTCCTGATCTATCTCCTTAAATTCAAACTTGTGATCCTTACTCATAGTGATAAAGTCCTCCTCTATAGCAGGATGCTCTACGATGCTTATCGCATCTATACCATGAAGGAGTTTATCTTCATCTAATACTAATTCAAAAAACTTCATATCTATCCTATTGTTGCCGTTTCTCTAATCTTTCTATCCATCTTCGCTGCACTCTGCACATCCTGATTCACTACATATGCTCTCACAGGAGTCTTACTTAATGACTCTGTAATCTGATTCCCTAGATCTGATACTTGCGTATCTAATGACAATCTAGGAGTAATTGAAGGTGCTGATATCTGTGGTCTAGGTGTTGATCCTCCACCTCCGCCTCCTGTAGTCGCAGGAATTGGTGTAGCATAGATCTGTCTTACTGATGCAATACCTGAAGCTACAACTCCTGCTGCTGCTACCGCACCAAATATACCACCTTGCGCAAGTGCCTTAGTAGCACCTGTATATGTATTGATGATAGCCTCTGCAGCACTTAGTGCTTTTCCAGATTGAGCATTCTCTCCTGCTAATTGACTTAATGATCCTAGAGTACCTGCAATGATATCCAACTCAGCCATCTTCTGGCTTCTTGTCTTCTTAAGGGAATCCTTTCTGATTCCATCAGCAACATTTGCATACTGCTGATCTATCATAGCCATACTAGACCTTAGGTCTTTATGCATAGCTAATGTAACTGCATTAGTATCTGCAGCAAACTGAATCTCTTTAGAGGCAACCTTCGTTAATTCCTCATTATATTTCTGTGTTGAATCAGTAGCCTCATCCTGAGCCTTAGTAAAGGCATTCAATCTAGTTACTAAAGATTTTAATCTTCTATCTCTCTCCGCTTCTAGTTCAATGATTCTAGCCTCTGCCTCTGCTTGTTCTCTAATATCATCTCTTGATGATTCCCCTAAAGCAACTCGCTCTCTAATGATTCTTGCTCTTTCCTTAGCTATCGCTATCTCATCATCAGCAATCTCATTCTGTAGCCTAGCTGCTTCTCTAAGTGCATCTGCTCTCTCAGCATTAGTCTTATTCTCATCTTCTGCTGCTAACCTCAAAGATTCAATACTTGCTCTCCTTTCAGCATTGACCTTAATAAGAGCAATCTGTCTATCCTCTAGAGCCTGTTGTGCTTTCTCTAAATCAATTGCTGCTTTTGCTTCCTCTCTAATCTCATCACCTAATCCCTTGAATGATCCTTTCAGGATATCTACACCCTTAGCAAAGTCTCCTGTGAATATAGCAAAGATGCCCTCTCCAAAGGTTGAGAATCTATCTACTAATACATCTACTACTGCACCCATTCCCTTAAGTGCCTGAGATAGCTTATCAGCACCTCTCTGAGTCTTTGTGAAGTAAGATGTAAGAGCCGTAATAGCAATCAATAAGAGTCCTATCCCTGTGGCTGCTATTGCAACCTTTAGAGACTTCATTGCAGTGATTCCTTGCTTGATTCCTGCAACTCCCTTTTTGAAACCTGATACTAACCCTCCTGTGAGTTTGTCTGCTTGAGCAGATAATCCAGATAATCCCCCCTCAAGGTTATCTACATTCTTCTCAGCATTGCTAGTATTTACATTGATTTCTATTTCTTTCTTAACCGCCATCTAATTTGTTCTTTAGCTTCACTCCATTTAGTGATGATCTTCCACTCTCCTTTAGCTATCATCAAATCCTGATCAATAGCTTCCTGTTTCTGAAGTTGCTCAATTATAAAACCCAAGTCCATCACACATCGTTTAGAAGTTCCAAAGTAGCCTCATCCGTTCTTAGGTTTATCTGGATCTGATTAATGATATATCTCCTACCTGCTATATCTAGCTTATCATTCATCCTCAACTGAGAAGCTACATTGAAAGGCAGTATTGCCTTCATTGAGTATACCCTACGGCTAACTGAGTAGAGATCTGTGATATAATCTTCCCAGAATTGATTGTATAAGGTCTGTACGAAACTCTGTTCGTGAAGAGGATCAACTTCAAGTCCATAGGTTAGCATTTGCGTTACATCGGCTGCAACTCTGTTATTTATATTTCCACATAGATACACTTGATTAGAGGCAGTGGTTGTTCTTCCTGTTTCATCTAGGAATCCAATTGGATAGGATGAGATGTTTAATGTGCTTGGTGAGTAGAAGATAACAGGCTGACCGATATACGGATCTCCTTCCTTATCAATACTCTTTCCTACTAGGAAATTCACAATACCATTGCTAGGATCATCTAACTTCTGATATTTCATTAATTCAAATGTTGATTCAGCAGTCAACTCTCCACCATCAAATGTAAAGTCTGCTCTCAGATCTCCATATCCTATACCTCCGTTTGTGTTTCTGTATGCCTCCTCTAGATATGATCCAGACTCCTGATACTTGAATGAGATCCTTCTATAGAGTTCTGGCTTCGTAACTTTCTCAGAAGATATATCTACATGATCAGTAATATCATAGTTAGATCCTAAAGCATACCAATCATCTAGTGGCTCTACTATGAACTTCGTTCTACTTGTAGGCTCAATCACTAGATTAAACATCTTCACTAAACCTAGAATGAAATCATAGACCTTCTGCTCAGGCATCTGATCACTCATGATAACATCTGTATTGAATGATTGAGGAGTTGAAGTAGATGCAGTAAATGATACTGCTCCTGCTCCAGAAGGTCTTCCATCGCTACTACATGAATCAATAGTAATAGTATTACCATTCCAATCAATAGGAGGCGAGAATCTTATCTGTACCTTATCTCCTCCACTTAGCCAAGCATTAAGATATACCTCTTCATTAGTTACACTTCCTGAATGTTGTCTGCTCATTACATACTGACCATTCACATACCAATGTAATTGATAGTCATCTGAAGATGTAATTGAATATCTCCAGATTAAACTTGTGGTAAATGGGCCATTTGTATAGGTATCTGTAGTAACATCAAACAATCCTGTAGCTGAGGTAAAATCAATCTTTTCAGCAGTGTATCCATTAGCCTGATCAAAGAACATATATCCCTCTCTTCTATGTCCCCATAGGAATAGGTCTGTGAACTTTGAGTTACTGAAGAAGGTAGATGTAAAGGTTATTGAATACTTACTCTCTATTGCATCTATCAACTTACTGATCCTGATAGCAGGTTTTAACTCATAATAATCTAAGCCATGATCATCATTACTCGTATGATAGGCGATATCATTATCATCGTGAGTGCTTGAGGCACTATCATAAAACCAATCATTAACAGGAGATATCAATGGATAGATAACATTCCCAGAATGAAGAGGAGTAGTTCCTTCCATTGCTCCTCTAATCACTGCACCATCATAGGCATGGTCATATGCTGATAAATCAAGATCCGTTAATTCATCCTCACCGAATAAATCTTTGAGATTTACCCCTGCTGAAAAGAACACAACCTCATAAGCAGAAGGCTTACCATTGACCATATCCACAGACATCAACTCAATAGAACCCTCTCTGAATAATTCCTTATTCATAAAGATTGTAGCATCCTGTCTCAATGAGGCATCAAACCCTCCTGAGATATCAGCATTATAGTAATGCTTAAATACATCG